ATAAGACACTACAACAAATGAACGACGACAACACAACAACAACAATCATGTCGGCCTTTGAGCGCGCTGAGTTAGGAAACTCTCTCGGCAAAGCTTTCTCGGCTTTGAGGCAGATTGGTACTCGGGTTGAGCCACCGGCTCCTCGAGTTCGCTTACAGTCGCCCCTGGTTAGACCAGGTTCTAGTGGTGCCGAAGACAACTGGTCCAAGAAACTCTTGACTCCCGTGCTGATCTCAGTCGGAACCGCCGCGGCTATGCGCCTGGCGAACGCCGTACTCGATGCACCCGGAGCCATTGTTACGTTTACTTGGTCATGGTTCCAGCCTTCAAGCCTCCCGGAGGTCCTCCCTCGCGCCTATAGCGCTGAGCAGGCGGCGCCGAGACGCTTTGGGCTGAGAACAGTTGCTTTCGTTCTGAGCGTAATTTCACTCAGAGTGGGTCGCGGCCATGGCGCGTCCTGGATTGATCGAACCAGCGGAAGCTGGCTCTCGTCCACTACTCGTCGACGCCTGCGTGCAACAGGCTATGCGACCCTCATTCTCCTCTTAATTGAGTGGGCAGCTAAGATGTTCTGGGCTCGAAACAAGTCCCCCATTGGTGCTGCCTTGGCCACGAAATTTATCTCGAAGACTCTCCAAGCCGGCCCCTTGAGTTCGAGTCAGTCACGCGAGGTGTTTAGGAATACTCCCCTCGTTAGGACTGGGCCAATCCAAAACCATTCTCACGGCGAGAGTGCGGCTGATCGTAACAGTGGCAGCGCTACAGCAGCGTTAGTTGCCCACAACCTCGGTCTGGAACCGTATTTTGTGCAGCAGTCTTTGTCCGACGTGCGCAAAGGAAGAGATGGTGATCGCTCGTACCATTGGGCGAAAGATCTCGCTGTGCCGCCAAAGGATTTCCACTTTGATCCTAAGAGCCAAGCGGCAGTCCTTGTCGATGTGGACTACTACATTGACATGCCGAATTTACTTTCCCGTTTTCCTGGGACGTACTTCGTGTGCACCGTTCAGCCGACCGCAGCGGCTAAGGGTGAAGGTGAGTATACCTTTCGCTTCTTGCCTGACAACAAGATGCATTATCGCGTGAGTGGGGGAGCCGAATACACACACGAGATCTGGGATTACTCTGGAGACACACTGCTGGTGCAGGACACCGGCTTCCTCGGAAAGAGGGTTGTGGCTTACCACATCGATCGCAAGAAGGTTGATGACCACCATGTTGTTGTTATGCTGTCCCTCATTGGAGCGTACAACACCCCGTCCTTCGTGCCTACCTCGTACTTGCTCGAGGGGAAGCCATTGGATAGACTAAGACCTGTGTTCGGAGATCACATAGTGCTAGATGTGATTAGCAAGGACGGGATTAGTCGCAGTGTTGCTGAGGTCGGGTCTCACAACTCTGTTACACTTCCCAAACACCAATTTGATGCGGTGAACGCGGTTGCTCACGTGGCAAAGATGCCCATAACCCCTGGTATGGTTGCGAGTAACATCGCCCCTTCCAGTGCGGTAGGTCTGCCCACGGAACGCCTTCCCCCCGGTCATGCTGCCATTGTGGCCGGATTCATTCGTGTTGGTCTTCCCCACTTTCCCCCAGTGGTGTACCCCCCTGAGGATAGTTTTGTGCCAATTTGGTTTGCGAAGCACGACTATGACGCCCCAGTTCCACTTGCTGGCTTTGGTTCCCCGTTGATTGGACCATGCTACGGATTCGCCGACTCTATTGCAGCAGACGAGCGGTGTATCACTGGACGCGTTGAGGCCTTTCAGGATCGACAAGCGATCCCCCTCCCTCCCAGTTATGTAGGCTACATGCAGGAATTCACCGAGTTCCTCATTCCAGAGTGGCTTAAGCATACTGGAATTCCTGTTGATCACGATGAGGTGCGTGAGAAACAGGATCGCCCCTCCCAGAGAGCAATTCTGGATGAGGCTGCCGTTACGGGTGATAGTTGGTTGCCAAAGTGGAGCGTTTTCAAGAAGAAAGAGACGTACGTCAAGCCCACCGACCCCCGCAACATCTCACAATCTATTCCTGTTGTGAAAGAAGCGTACTCCCGTTACATATACGCTTTTGACGGAGGTGTCATGCGGTATCAGCCTTGGTACGCATTTAACAAGACGCCTGCTGAGATCTCTCAACGTGTGTGCGAAGTCCTTGCTCGCGCACGCCACTCAGTGCTTGCGGACGGAAACCGATTTGATGGACACGTCAATGTCAACGGCCGCATTTTGGAGCGCATGTGCATGCTTCGATACTTTAACCCATGCTACTATAGTGGGTTGAACGAGTCGATGGATGCGCAGATTGCGATCCCGGGAACCACGGAGAATGGTTACAAATATAATTCTGGCTACTCGCGAGGCTCCGGATCGCTCGAGACCGCCAACTTCAACTCTGTTCAAACTGCGTTCATTGATTATGCTGCTCTTCGTGAGACTACATTCAATGGAGCAAAGTTGACTCCGGACCAGGCTTGGGAGAAGATGGGTATTTACGGAGGGGACGACAGTCTGTCAACGGACGTCGATCCTGAGAAGGTGAAGAAAGCCAGTTCCATCATGGGTCATGATTATGACATTGAGGTAGTAGCTCGCGGCGAGATCGGGGTGAATTTTCTCAATCGTCAGTTTGGCCCTGATGTTTGGAATGGGGACGTCAACTCCATGTCCAATCCTTCCCGCTTGCTGTCGAAGCTGTGGGTCGGTCCAGCCAGATTTCTTCCGTACTCGAAACAAGCACTGGAGAGATTTGGGGAGCGGGTATCAGGATACTATCGCATGGACCGCAATTCGCCCGTTATAGGAGGGATCACCCGGGTGTCCCACGCTCTCTTGGGAGAGTATGTGGAAGGAGAGCTAATGCCATGGGATGGCAAGCACTCTCTCGAGGCCAACTGGCCCAACGAGGATTCAGGTTGGATGGGAGACGTTTTCGAACGCTTCATCCCTGACTTCGATTGGGAGCGCTTTGAGACCTGGCTCGAGAGTGTCGAGACCAGTCAAGACCCGATGATGCTTCTTCGGGCACCACTTTGCACTCCCGCGGGCTTTGTTACCCCGGCAGTTAAGCAACCTTGTGTGGTGGGTGACAACCTAATAGTCCCGGCTGACAAGGGGAAGCAAGAGCTTGATGGCTCGCTCCCTGGAATCACAACCGCCGCTCCCGATGCGCCTGCCTCAACAAGCAGCGTAGCATCCACAGTAGAAGAGGAGCCCAAACCAGTTTTGGAGGTGGTAGTTGAGGATCAGCCCGCGACCCAAGTGGCGACAACTGCTGTGCAGCTAGCCGAGGGGTTTGTACCTGTGGTGGACTCGCGCGGACGCCGAGCACGCCCTAAGACTGGCCCCAAGCCAGTGTCCGTTTCCAACGTGCCCAGAACTAGTGATGCCGGAGCGTCGAAGCCTCCAGTGATATCCAAGAAGCACACTGACCCACGAGAGTGGGTGAAGCCAAAGATCCGCGACGATGAGACGGCGGGAGACTTCACAACACGTTGCATCCAGTGGAACAAGAAACGCCGCCAGGTCGCTAAGCGACTGGGTGTCGTTCTTCCCAAGGATTGATTGCCCTTCGGGGACGGCTTTCCAGTTTGAGCCTTAAATCAAGCTGGGTTTGGTTGGCTTGGCGAATTGTTAGGGGTCGCGCCCCGACACCGAAATTCTTTCACACATACAATCTTCGGTAGTATTACAACAACGAAACAACAACAAGACAATGTCCAATGTCAACAACAGAGGTAACCGCAATGGTAATCGCGGTCGCAAGCGCGCTCGCGGCGCTGATCAACCTCTTCCACAGCCTGCTCAGAAGAAGCAGAGGCCTACGCGACAGAACAGAAAACGCGCAGGACGAGGATCTGGTAACGGACCTCAGGCAGGAGCCGCGGCAGCGTATGCGACTGAGCAAGTCGGCCACGCCCCCAAGGTCACTGCCTCCCGCGAGTCGTGCCGAGTGACCCATCGTGAGTTCATCGGCAACGTGACAGGCTCGGTAGCCTTCACCCTCTCCAACACGCTCGCCATCAATCCTGGCATTGCCGCCACCTTCCCGTGGCTGTCAGTGATTGCCCAGAACTGGGAGACGTACCGGTTCCGCAGGCTCCGCCTGTGTTATTACACCAGAACTGGCACCAATGTGCCAGGGTCTGTGATTATGGCCCATGATTCCGACGCGAGTGATATTGCTCCCGCGTCAGAGCAGGTCATGACGTCCTATGAGGGGTCAGTTGAGGACGCCCCTTGGAAGGACATTATGATGGCGTTCAGTCTCCTGGGTATGAACGACATCGGGCCCCGAAAGTTCGTGAGAACCGGGCCTTTGGCCGCGAACCAAGACATTAAGCTGTATGACAGCGGGAATGCATACGTGGCCACAGTTGACGGCACAGCAGTCAACTGGGGTAAGCTGTGGTTGGAGTACGACATTGACTTCTACACCCCGCAGCTTCCACCCAACGGCGGCGCCATTGTCGCCGGCGGCATCATCCAAGGCGGTGGAACACTCACTGCCGCCAATCCTATTGGTACTGTGCCTGTGGTTGATGTCGATAATGTCAGCATTGCTGTGGATGCCCTGTCTGTGATTACTTTTGCGCAGATAGGAACATTCTTGGTGTCCGCCTCTTTGGCCGGCACCGTGCTGACAGCTCTCACGATGACAGGCACCGCTGGTGCCGCTGTGGCAACGGACATAGCCTTCTTAGTGAATGGCGCGGGCACCGTTGCCAGCATGTCATACCGTGTCATCGTGACTGTTCCTGGTTCCACTGTTTCGCTGGCGGCTACGGCTACCACTGTAACTGGCTCGGCGTTCTTCGTCGCCAGTGCCCCAGCGAACACCATCTAGTGGGCTAGGAACCGCCTCCAGATCCGGGCGGAATATAAATGGAGGACAATCCATCGCGCCGGCCAGGCTTCTTCGCGTAAGCGGAGGGGCCTGGTCAGTTTGAAACATGACTTAATGAA